TAACTCCCAATAAGAAAAAGAATTCACTCATTGCAAGTTTAAAATGCCACCAGTAACCAGCATCAGGTCTACCTGCTTTTTGTTTTGCTTCTTGTAAATGTTTTTTATTAAAGTACATATTTCCCTCTCAATCTGTTTCTACGTGTTGTATACTCAAGTATATTTAGTCGCCAAACAGTTTGCTTAGTATAGTATAACACAATATCCGAATGTTTGTCAAGTATTCCTTGCTTTGCAAGTAATCCCATTAGTCGATGATTGCGTGATGCTTTACCATTTGAGTGTTCGTGATCAATATTAGTTGTTATGTATAATTCGTCTGATGGACACCATTCGATAAACTTTGGAATCATTTCACGTTGTGTAATACTATTCCAGTCACCTTTACCCAGTCCCTTGAATGTATCAGTGTGAGGCAATTCACATCCTCTAAACATTATGCGCCATGCATTAGGGCCTACTTCTGGTAATGGGTGACACCCTGCTACTGCTACAATTTCATCATCTACTATAGCACAAAAGTATTCTCCAACTTCAGTACACCAGTCATACTTCATAGCTGCCGGACTGATATTATTTTGATATCCTAGTTCTTTTGCTTTATCACAAAACTTATGTAACTCAGGTAGCAGTTCATCTGTAATGGGTTGTACTATCATGCATTGTCCTGCTTGTATACTATTTATCGGGCAAGTTTTTCATAATTTCAGCCAACATCTCTGTTCTAGAGCCAATAATACGAGCATCTATGCCTTCTGGGTCGTCTTCGCCTAATTCACTTCGTGCTTTAAGTACATATGCATCAATTTTTTCACTATCTTTTGCAAGTCTAGCTTGGCGCATTTGTAATTCAATCATTTTCATCTTTTTGTCCAATTTGGCTGTTTTAGCTTGTAATGCTGCTTGAAGCATTTTAGATGCACTATCAAATATAGGAGCTGCGTGTCTATCTTCTACATTTTTACCTAAATCTACTAGATCTTCAAATGTTTCCATTGCTTTTTTAGCATATTCATCCATTTCTCTATCTATTTGTTCTAATCCGTGTACAGTAGGAAGTGCAATATTGGCTCTGTCGACCATGCTCATTTCACCTTCTATAGTAGCTATTTCATTTCTAATATCGTCTGATGTAGGAGCTATATGGTCATCTTCCTCTACTGGAAGTAGATCATCTAGTTCAGGTAAATTTAATTCTTCTTCTAATTTTTTAGTCATGTTTAACTTCTTTAATAATATCAGTTGACGCTGGTCTTGGATAATAATTCTCTACATCATTTGGAGCAAATGGAATGGTCTTATCTTTGTCTATGCGTGGGTCGTGATAAGTGTGTCTAATGCTTGGGTCTTTGCCATATCCAATTCCCATCATAAATCTAAAACCTAAACTCTTAGGATCAGCATCAGTATTAAATATTTCTTCTGCTCTGGCAAAGTCGCCATCGATGTTTTGACACATACCTGTTTGGATTCCTGCATTTGCAGCACCTAACATAATAAATGCACTCATTAATCCAATTTCTATATTCTCAGTTTGTGTTTGCGCTGCATCTATATCAGCATCACCGACATATACTTTTGTTCGTCTAGTACCTAGTCCTTCGCCGTCAAGTATGCCTTTGGTTGATTCTGGTTCGTATCTAATTTCTAAGTCTGCTACATACCTTGCTGAGAATCCAATTAACCAAGGAGCCAGCACTTGCGGGTTTCCTCTATCTTCTTCTACTGTATGTCCTTGATTTCTTTTACAAATAGTCATGATTTCTTTTCTAATTACTGGGTCATCATTTCTGAGTAAATGTATTTGATATGGAAACTGTAAGTTTTTAGAAGGAATATGTGTCCATGCTTCTTCTATTACATCCATTATCTGTTTTTTAGTAGGTACCTTGTCAGTGTCCCACGCAAACGTAGTGTGTCTGTTTTCTATAACTGTTTTATAATCCATTATTTTCTCCCTTTTTTGCCCTTCTTATTAGGTTTATTAAATATCTGGTGTTCGGTTATAACTCTGAACCCCATGCCTTTGGCTCTTGCAAATGCATTAGCTGCTTCCCACTTAGCATGATTAACCACTGCTTGTGCTTTTTGAGCTTGTGTTTTTGCTTCGCCTAATGTTTGGCTAGCAGGTTTAATTTCAACAAACTCTGCGTGGTTTTTTCCATCTCTGTCTTTATATACAAGTAACAAGTCAGGGACATAATTACTTGGCTTTCCAGTAAGTGGGTTTTTATAGGGAATTCTATGAGTTTCACTGCCCCATCCTAATATGGCTGGGTGATTATCACACATGCGAAATACTGCTAGTTCCCATCCGCTTCTATAGTGCGGTGTTCGCTTACCTAAGTATTTAGCCGGGTTAGAAGGGGTGTATTTTCCATTTTGGAATTTAGGCATTATGAAGGCTTAGCTGGAGTTATTTTACCTGGTGTTGCTATAAAGTCTTGACCGTTTAATTTGACCAGTCTAGCTGCATCAAGGTCTTGTTTTTCAACAGTGTTTACAAACGCATCCCATTCTTCTAAACGTCGATCACCTCCTGTATAGTTTTCTAAAACTTCATGACTTGATTCTGTTATAGTATCATTAATGTCTGTCAAATACTGTCCTACTTTATCAGACGTATCATCTGTGCCAACTGCTATATTAGCTGTATCTTCTATTTGCCTCATGCCTGTTGCAATATCAGCAGTTATGTCACTTAAAATTCTATAACCTTCATAGCTAAAAGATACTCTAAATGTACTAGGGCCGCTGTCGGAATAGTCTAGTGTGTCTGCATCTGCGTTAGTAATAAATGGATGGAATATTTCAATTATATTTCCTTTATTTTCACCAGCTGCAGGACCAGTGTCTATTCGTGTAATTGTCATTGATGATATATAATTTTTATTAGATCGTAACTGGAGGCCTTTGTTGTGTGGATTTGCTAACCAACTTTTATAGTCAGTTTCATTCATTGGGCCTGCAAAATAATGTGCTGCATACTTCTTTAGGAATTCTTCAAATATAGGATCTTTAGTATCATATGCTGTAAGAGATATAGGAGTATAATCAATTCCTGTTTGAACTATGCTTTTATTATTGTAGTTATTAAGTGTTTGAGTTCTATACACAAACGATGGCATTTGAATATTTGCAATTCTTCTAAGATCAACTGTTCCATCAATTGTATTCAAAGAAACGGTAAACGAAAACTTATTTCTAGGTATCGCTTCCATAGGTAACCCGGGCGCTTGCCCTTGCCCATATAATAGATGTGCTGAATTTCCAATTGCCATTACTTAATTCCTCATTTAGTTAGGTTAACTAAAGACTTTATTCAACTGTGCCGCTAGTTAATGTACCAGTAGCATTTGCATCACTGCTTACGCTATCAGCTGATAATGCGTCAGTACCACTAATCATGTGTGCTGCTTGATCAAAACGTATTGTCATAGTAACTTGTACCATATTGCTATCTGCATAGTTTAAATCACCATATTGTACCTGTGTAATGAAGCAACCTGCTAAATCCCAAGAATCAAAAACTGTAGGTGTTGTATTGTTACCATCTAGTGTTTCAATTTGCATTGTAAATTTATATGCTGATCCAGATATTGAACTTGCTTGGTCTGCATGGTCAACTTGTTTATTTAATTGTGCTCCAATTGCTTTGATTACATGTGAAGACATGTCATCACGGAATACAACTGTAATTGGTTCCCAAGTATGTTTACCTGCTAGGTACATCTTTGAGTTGTATGAATCAATCACAACTTCTTCGTGTGTTAAGTTTGGTCTTGAAGTACTAATAACGTTTTGTGTTACTGAGCTTTTGTTTGGTGAGCCGTTGCCCAATCCTGTAAATGCAACTCTAAAACGGTATTGTAGCTTAGGCATCAGTGTTGTTACTGACCCATCTACTGGTACTCCGAAATTTGTAATTACTGCCATTTTATTTTCTCCTATATACTATATTGTAGTATTTTCTCTTATATTGTATTTATCAAATACTTGGTGAAATTGACAAGTCATTTATTAGCACCACATATTAAGTCTTACGCGACTGTACATGTATTTATCGGATTGGCCAATAAAAAAGGCTACTATATTTCTACAGTAGCCTTTTATGGTATATTAAGCTATTTTAGCTTAAATCGCCAGTGTTTACAATTCTAATTGGAATGTAAATAAACTCTGCTGACTTAGTTGGCTCAATTGCCACGTCAACATAAAATTCATTTGCATCAATTCTAGCTGTTGTGTTGTTTGTTGTGTCACACACTACTGCAAAGTCATAAACTCCACGTTGTTGCATGATGTTTGATAAAAATCCTTCAAATACTGCTTTAGCATTATCACGAGTTGATTTATCATTTGGTTCAAACAAGAATGGTCTAGATATAACTGCAAAACGTTCTCTTAAATAAGCTGTAAGTCTTGCAACGTTAACTCTATCTAATGCCGATGCGCCTGAGTGCAAAGACTTTTGACCAAATACTACAACACCCTCTGCCGGGAATCTTGCGATTGGGTTAAGTTTGTTAGTATACATTAAGTCTCTTGAACCTTGTGTTAATGCTAGTTTAACAAATTCATTTTCTGAATTTAAGTAACCAACATTAGCTGCATTTTGTACAACACCACGTGTCATGCCAGCTGGTGCAAACCATTGGTATGATGCATTGTCACTGTACGCATAAGTGTAAAGTGCAATGTGTGAAGCTGGAGCAACAACACTATCACCCGTTGCTGGGTTAGTTGTTAATGCATGTGGATAGTATGCCGCACTGTAAGTGTTTTTAGAAGTTAATCCTTTTTCACCGTTTTCAGTTGCTGATGTACCTTGAATCCAAGTTATTGCTTGTGTATTATTTAAACGGAATGGAGCATCAACAATAATAAAGGCTGTTTCATCTTTATCACTATTTAATGTAATCATTTCATCGTAAAGTTCTGGATACGCTGGTGCTGCAATTAAGCGGAACGCTATTGTATCTTCACGTAGTTCTGATACGCCTGCTGCTGCCTGCATAGCTACTGTTACAACTTTACGCTGTGCTAGTCTACCAAATGATCCTGAACCATCTGCTTGGTTAGATGCTTTGTTGCGCCATTTCCAAGTTGTTGTTAGTGTTGCATTATATTCTCTAACTGTGTTGCCTGAACGACACATGTTTATTGCTGTCATTCCTACTGGATGTACAAGTGGATTTGCTCCGCCTGCTAAAACATCTGCTGCAATAACAAAACTTGCTACTGCTGTGTCTAAATCAGTAATGTCGCCAAATACAACACCTGCTGCTGTACTTTGGTCTGCATTAGATTTAGCAACCCATGCTGTACCGTTTGAACGATAAATTGTTGGAGTTACTGCGGCATCTGTATCAATCCAATATGTGCCAGTTGCGCCAACTGCTGGAGCTACTGTTGCATATGTTGGAGCTGCTACTCTTTGCCATTTCTGAACGCCACCATCTGATACTACTTCAAATACTGCTAAATCATTTACAGTAGTATTATGCCATAGTGTACCAGTTAATGGTGCGCCTGATGGTTGTGCTGTTGATGCTACTACTGGATACGTACCTGTTGATCCAATACCAGCCCAAGTTGTGCCATTGTGACGTTTAAGTTCAATACTTGAAGTTGTGTCATCAAAGTCAAACCAAAGATCGCCATCTGCTAAAGAACGTGCTACGCTTGATGAACCATTAGCATATATGTCAGTTGCTGTTCCATCTGGAGCAGCGTCATCTGCATAAGCAACTGCTTTGCTTGTAAATACTGCTGAAGCTGTTGTGTATAAACTTGGTGCAAAATTTAATCCTGAACCTGGTGATGTTGTTTTAATCCAAACATCGCCGCTTTGTGCATCAGTACCAGTTGGTGCTGAATAGTGTGGTGCAAATTTAACATTTGCGTCTGCTAATGCTGCCCAAGCTGAACCATCACTCTTATAATAAGTGAACGTAGTAGTTGAGGCACCATTAGTAATTAATACTAAGTATGCGCCCGATGCGCCTGCTGCTGCTGTTGGATTACCACTGTTAACGATTTCTACTGTTGGTGTTTTTTCACTCCAAGCTGAACCGTTGCTTTCAAAAATTCCCCAATTAACACCTGTTGGATTTACCCAATATGTGTTATTTGCTGCTGAACCTGTTGGCTCTGCTGTTTTTGGTCTCATTGCTGTTAAGTCAACATCTGCACGTACTATGTACGCTGCTGAACTTTGACCTAAAAATGAATATGCTGCTAAAAGTCCGTAATCATTAGTTTCATCGCCTTGTTGAACTGTAGCACTTACTTTACGGAAATCAATGTTTCCGAAGTATTGTGTTAGCTCACGTTGTGATGTTACTAGAATAGGTTTCTTTGATTGTGCAGACTTTGTATATTTTGCAATACCATCTGTTTCAGTGGAGGTTGGATCAACCTTGTTCTGACCAGTGGCAATGAAAATCATTGGGACAGTACCTGGACCGGCTGGGCCGTATACTGATTCGTCTGTTACTGTTACCTGTACGCCAGGTGAAACAAGATTTGCCATGTTATAGCTCCTTTAATTAAAACAATAATTTATCTAAAATTATTTGTGTACTTGTATTTATTTGTTTTTGTTTAAAACCGCTGGTTACAGAGTTAACTTAGTTGTTATTGGCGGCTATATTTATCAAAAGAGCATCGAAGCTTTCACAAATGTGCCTTGGCATGTCGTCGCCCCATAATCCATGTATAATCATATGAATTCTGTTTTCTGTGCCTTTATTATAAACCGCATGATCTCTACCTATATCAATAGCACGAGCATTGCCCGGTTCCCATGGAATAAGTCCCGACTCTTCTAATGCAAACTCTACTCCAGGTGGATTACTTAATGCTACATTAAATGCCGCTAATGCTCTAGTATCAAAATCATGATGGGGTTGTATATATCCACCCGGCTCTAATAACATATATCTAACTCTATTGTACTTCTTAAACGGCCATTTATTTTTTAACCATTCAACTGTTACTGGACATTGCTCTGCTATGTCCGTCCAGCCTACTGGTGGACTTGTTTCTTCTGTATCATATCCCTCGTCAATATACCAATGAGGTGGTTGTGTTCTCTCTGCTGATTGTCCGTGTATTGTAAGGCTGCTCCAACCTGGATTCCATTCACCTCTATGTTTTACAAATCTATGAATAAGGGATTCTGCTTCAAGCGCCATTTGCTTATAGGGTACATCAATATTCATTACTAGACTAGGACAATTACTTTCTTTTGCAATCCATTTTGCGTAGTCTTGCATTAGTGCTTTATTATCTTGCCAGCCTTTAAATTTATCTCCGGGATTATTTAGATCCCAATAGTGAGACTTTTCTTTACATTTAGTTAAAAATTGTTCTAATTCTTGTACGGCGGTTTGTTCCATTTTAATAACTTTCCTATATTGTTATCCGGCAGTTCGCTAAAAGGAATCTGGTTCCAATCATCTGCCCAATTTATTCTACTGTGGTATCCTACTGGACAAGCTGAATATATGAATAAATTGTTATTGTCTGATACATCTTTATATGAATTGATCAGTTCATTATGTAATGCCCAACGTTGTTGTAAATTATAATAAAATGATGTAGGCAAGTAATGATATATATTACTTAGATGTATATATGTTACATCTCTTTCGTTTTTAGCAGTCTTTACAAATTTCTTAGATTTATTAGGATCCATGATGTTTACTGGATTGTAAAATATTTCTAATGTAGGCAATACTTCTTCTAACCATTTAATAAATCCTTGTTCAGCTAACTTATTAATAGTGTTGTCACTGTCACCTAACTGTGCTGATCCTCTAAATATATCTCTGCGTCTTGATGGTTCGGGAGCAATTTCTCGCATCAAGCGTTGTGCAAATTTAGAATAATCTTTTCCATCCCATTCTTGTATTATTCGTTTGGTCATCTCAAGTCCAAACTTACTAATATCATATACAAATATTTTACCATTTTTAGGCATGCCTAATATAAATGCATATATTAATGCACTTAATCCAGCTGCCGGTACTACTAGTCTATTAAATGTTCCATCCCATTCTGGATATTGTAATTTTCTACGATTGATCCACTGTGTGTAATCAGGTGGTAGTTCTGTGTTAGCAATAAAGAATATATCCATTCCAAGTTGTTCCAACACTGCTGGAATATGTCGAGGAGCTCCAACTACAATCTCAGGGTACGTGTATGCTTTTTCTTCTCTCATTTCTTTATTCCAAGAAATAATTTGTTTGCCATCTTCTATTAATGCTCGTACCATGTTCGAGCCGCCCAGCTTCCTTTTGTATGTACGCGAAGTTGTACCAGGAGCAATCCAATGTGGCGTATACTCGTCGTGCCAATTTTCTGCACTTCTGATAGGCTCTATTGTTTCAAATGATTCTTCTAAACTATGCCTATCTTGCTGGCCCCATTCAGGGAAGCCAACTGATTCCCACCAAGCGAGATCTATTATAAATGCCTGTGGATGAATTGTGTAGTAGCTGTCTTGCTGATCTAAAATATGGCCAACAAATGGTACATTTTTAGTTGCTTCGTAGAATGTTGGGAATTCTTGGATAAACTGTCTAAGCACTGTTCCTTGCTTAAAGACAACCATTTTCTTAAATCCAGCAGCGTGTGCTTTTTTAAGTAGGTCATCTATATTATCTGCTTCAAACTGCTCTGGTAGAAACCAAGAGAATTCAACTGACCAATAGTCAAGCATATTTCTAGTATAGCCTTCAGCAAACGGATCGTCAATCTGCTTGTTGTATAGCCAACCTACTGTTAATTCTTTTGATTTATTTTTTGGGAGGTACCAATCTTTATTAAACATTTTATAATAGTTTCCTTATGTAACTATTATATTTATCAACTTAATAATTCAAGT